AAGTTATCCCTATTAAAGGGTATGGAATAAACAACATCTATCTTCCTCTTCATTTCTGCTCCCTCCGTTGCATTCTTCTGAAAATTCACCAACAAGTGAGGTCCGCTAAAAGCACTTTCAATTGAGGTAATTCTACGACCGCATGGACTCGCGGTAAGCACCACTCCACCACTGTGCCATCCTGATACATTCATTTGAAGCCTAACCTCTACAGCGTCAAATGCCAAATATGCCATATTTTCCAATTCCATCAAACCTCTTTGGTACATTTCAAAGAACCTAGTGACGAACATCTCTTGGTACAATATATCACCTCTAACCAAAGTGCCAGCTATGTAACCTGAACCCACAACAACTTCCCTGCGCAAAATTGAATTGGCCATTCCAAGAGGAATCACCGTCTCCTCTAACAAGTTATGTTTGATGTGCATAGCACCCACATCAACAACCTCGTCCTCTATAACAAGAGTCGAATCACTCTCGCCGTGCGCTTGCACAACTGGCATAAAATAAAGCATCTCCGGTGTTCTAGGCAAAACACTAGCTTTACGACCAGGTCGAAGGCCTTCGACAATAAACTCCCTAATACCTCTCTGCAACGCGGCTATGGAGTGAATCTGAATCATCTCCCGCATTATCTTCGCCTTTGGCAAGAAACTTTTAAGTTTAATGCCATTCTCCCATCTCACACTATCAGTTAAACGATCTGCCACTTTGGTAGGGTGGTATCTTATCTCAAAGAGAAAGTTCAACAAGGTTTGTGCATATATTTCCGGGTTAGAACTTTTATAAAAGCACACCGACTTAATTACCCTAGAAATTGCAAGTGGACACATGAAGTTGTGACCTTCCCTAATCAATGTTCGGCCACACAGAGGAATCTGTTGATGTCTCTGTGCAAATAAATCTTTATCTTTCTCCTGGGAAGTTAAACTATATCCAAACTTAGCCCAATGTTCTTTGATGCGAAGTATGAAATGGGCCATAGCTTCTGCCTGCTGTTTGCTCTTCAAGCTATTCACAATAAGCGAAGTGAAAATTTTGTCATCACCTAAGAAATTGATGTAACATGGATTATTCATTTTAAAAAGCTTCCCGAGAATGTATTCCACCAGGTGGTTTAACGCACTCGTCAAGAAACTACCAGACGTTAAAATGCCTTTAGCTCTAATCAAAAATTTCTCCATCAAAATGATAGCATTCATTAGTTGCACAAAGCAACCCCATCTCACCCAATTCTTCTTCTCCATCTTCCTATCAAACAAGGCAGAGTATTTGTCACAATCTTTGGGTGAGTTCTTAAAGATATTAGTGTCAAGCAAGAATCTAAACACCCACTCATAGGCACTCTCAGAATGGGACACTTCCTGACCTTCAACGTCAGCACCTACAGACAAGAAATCCCAAAACTGCTTGCGCATTTCTGCTGATTCCTCTGCTGTGCACTCATAATGCATTCCCGATTCACGAGCGAACGCGGAAAGCCACCTGTAAATTACACTACAGTAGGCTTTACATATGACATAACTGTCAAAATCCCCATTATAGAAAATTCTGGTGGATCTTTTATCCACTTTCTCTAAAGGCCTCAGTTCAACCTTCATGGTCGAACCGGATCTGTCAGCTATGTAATCGCCGACCTCCATACGTCTAACTCTACTGTCCAAGTGGTGTCTAAACCAATCCAAAAAATAACCATCCTCATCACGGAAGTCTTTTTTGCTTCCAGCAGCCAAACCAGCACTCTTTTGCCAGTTAATAGCTGTGTCGATTTCACCCAGCGCTATATCATCCCAGGTTGGAATTTCGTCCATATCTAAGAAATTGGAAACATCCGTCACATGCTTCCATTCCTCATTGGTAAACTGCCAATGAACTGGGTTATTTCGACGTTTAACATGCCTCGCAAGGATTTTGTCAGTCCCTGTCTGGACTGGGGTTTTCCCATCAGGACCTTGACCTGTCAGAACACAGGGCGCATGCTGCAGCGGGAAGCCATTCTCTGCAAAACCTTTGATTACGGAGTCCAAAGGATGGGAAGGATGTCTATGCGGGTAATTGTTACGCAGCGTACTAAGACCTGCCACATCATACCCTCTAACCTTTTGTGCTTCCATCTCCTCTGGATCTCCACACACGCTCCAATCTTGCAGCGCCTCCCTCATTTTCAACACCCAAGGTTGGGTGATGGGTGCAGCATAGCCACCCGCATCATTGCCTGCAATATGCATGGCTACCACGCGTGAATCATTAACAGCATTCATGTCAACATACACGGTCCCACATTTACCCATAACAGAAGGGCTCTCTATTGGGTAAGCAGTGAGCCGAACCCTATCATCCCTAAGAATTTGCTCAAGAGGCCTGAAGCTTGTAACAGGGTTGGTAAAACTGCGATGGTCTACAGTTAACACGAATCCTGGTTCAGTTCTAATTTCCAAAGCAATTTTGGAGAGATTTTTGCCTCCCATACCTGGAATTGTGCCCCTGGTTAACTGCACCAATGCCATGTCAATTTCGCTATCCGAACTCCAAACTGCACCACCTGCTATGCCTTTCTCAGCAACACGAAAACTTTCCCAGGTAGTTTCTCCTTTTTGTTTTAAATAAAAAGTAGTATCCACCTTATCCATAAGATGTTTGGGAACAACAAACTCTGTGGACGTAATGGCAAATGCAGAGCCGCAACTTTTCACACCATTGGTAGAAAAACCGTAAGATGATTTGTTAACCTTATCTACAAAACCATCAGATTGAACCACGGAACTGAGCGAGAATATTTTGTCAGGTGCTACACCGTGAGCCTGGACAGTCTTAGTTTTGGGCTGACCAGTGATGCAACTGACGCCACCATAGTAAGCAGTCATCCCCAACAAAACCAAAACACCAACAATCAAACCCTTATACTCAGGACTAGTAGTAAGGATGTGTTCTTTTAGTGTCGCTGCAAACTTTTCGTAATTCACCTCACGCACGCTACTAGGGAACTGAATCAAAGCCCCGCACTTTTGCGCAATGATATTTGCTGCCTCAACTGTTATCTTCTTGCCAGCATAGGCAATATCACACGCTTTCATCTTGAGGTAGCAGTATGTCGTACACAAGGTCTCCCACAAACTCATGACTTGAAGGTGTTCTTTAAAACTGGCGCTGCGCTCAAGATCATCTTCATACGATGCAGTCTCGCTATACAGCTCTGTACCGCAGATTAGTTTACCTGCATCTGCGTACTCCCTATGCAACCTTGTGGTGGCTTCAGGGTTATCATCCAAATCCATCATGTACCGCTCGTAGTGGGATACTAAATCAGCAGGCAAGTGGTCAGGATTGCCATTATGGAAGAGGTGATCAAAACCTTGGTTAAGCATTTTGATCTCAGCCGCTGAATCACTAAGACCATTGATGACTTTAAGAACATGCATCGCTTTTTTGGCTTCCGGGCTTGGATGTGCCAAACCACCAAATTTCCTCCAATAATTGGCTATCAGATATTGCATCCAATTGATCTGATTAGGAAACTCAGGTTTATTGAAGACATCTTCCTCTTCAATTTC